GGCTGATGTCCCGCGAGTGACCGATCCTCAGCAAGAGGAGATTTTTAATTTGCTTGAACAAAAAGAACTCCCGAAGGGGTTTGCCGATCGCACTATCGCTGAAATGGAAAAGGAAGATTTCTCGGTTGAACGAGCCATCGATGCAATTACGTATTTGAAGAAGCAACAAGATGCTGTCCCATTCTAAGGAGGGTACAATGAACAAGGAACAAAAGAAATCTCTCAGGGTTTATCTTTCCCATATCAATGGCCATGTCATAGATGAATGGTGGCCGTCAATTGGGGATCGCAGAAAGGAGCCGGGATATGAAGGATGGGTATATGGACAGAACGGATTTAGAATTTATATGGGGATTGAGCCTGACGGTAGTAGGCATACCTGATGCACATCATTGACGGGAGGGATCTATGAAGTTCAAAACAGATTCAGAAGACACGCAAGAATACCCACAAGCGGGAATGATTACGGAAAAGGATTTGAGAAATGCTCACCGAACAACGAGACAATATTTTGAATCAGAATACGGACCAAAGGAAAAGGAAGCATGGGACAAACATCTTCTGGCTGAACATCCAGAATGGTTTCCAGACAAAGAAGGGAAGCCGTGGCACCAGTATTGGGCTGAATATTGGCAGACCAAAGGGCTCAAGATATAAAAAACCATTTACAAAGTAATCAAGAAAGGCTATATTATATGATGATGGTCAATATTGATGTTCCGTATTTTAAATAAAGGGGGGAAGATGAAGTTCAATGAATACATATCTGAAATAAAATTCAAGGAAGGACATGGTTGCTTAACTGCTTTTGCGGATCGCATTGGGATAACATTGCAAGCATTGGGTCGATTAAGAACTGGAAAGGTTACGCATCCTCGTTTGGATATGTTGCAGAAAATCAAACGGGCCACTGGTGGAAAAGTGAGTGATGTTGATGACTTTGACTTTTTCCCTGAGAGGAATTGACATGAATACAGAACGTCTCAACAAACTCCTAACTTCTCTTCAGTCGGCCATATTGAGAGAGGATGAGTTGAGTCAAAAAAAGATTCGGAAACAAATATATGCTTGCTGTAAAGACATTCCGATAAGGACGGGAACGGGGAGAATAATAAGTAGAAAAACCATAGAGGAGAAAGTGGAATGATCCATGCTTTTGAAACTGGTATTGCAGAATATCTTAATTTACCGGCGGCCATCATTCATCAAGAAATCTTACGATGGTGTAAATATAATGAGAAGGAAGGAACTTCCGAGGTTTTCATTGAGGGCGAATACTGGATGTTTACAAGCCATGCGCGCCTCCACAAACACTTGACCTATATTTCGATCGCCACTATCCGAAGAGCCTTGATGGCGTTGCATAATGTTGGGTTGATAGAAAAACGACCCAGAGGATCTGAATATCCTAATTCATTATTATATCGGGCGAATGAGTTTAGTGCCATCAATGGCACATTATTGACTGACAATGACACACCTGAGATAAATTCTGATGCAGTGGAAAGGCCTGACAGTACTGACAAAGATCAATTTGAACACACCTATGATCAGGATGAACATAGGGAGGGTGATCAAGATGAACATAGGGTGCATGATCAAAATGATCATAGTGAACATAAGAAGGTTGAACATAGGAATATAAACAAAGAAAAAGCTAAGCTATCTGAAGGGGAAAAACAGGAAAAAGTAAAAACTGCATCTGACATTGTATCTGCCTTTTACGATAAGCTATCCTCAGATGGTCCTGAAACAAACACTGCTCCATACGAGAAAGATTTGAATAGATGTGAAGAACTTATAACCGATGGTTTTACGGCTGAACAAATCCTAAGTGTACCAGATCATCGACCCAATACTTCCATAGAATCTTTCCGATATGTTTCTTCAGTAATCCTTCGCTCGATATATCCAAAAGACAAGCCTTCCAAAATCAACAAAAAAGGATATAGTCAACTGGACGTTACTAATGAAAGGATTGATGAATGGAATCGAGTTAAACCAGCTACTGAGGAGGAGAAGAATAAAGCAATACAAGCCTGCAAATCTGCTATTTCATCAGCCACCGAACTTGGGGTTGATGATGACTTGCCTTTTTAAAGGGGGACAAAATGCCAGTTGGATATAACGGATGGGAAAATTATGAGACTTGGAACGTAGCTCTGTGGCTTCAGAATGATGAAATTCTTTATGGCTTGGCTTGTCAGCATCATAAATTCGGAGAGTTAAGGGTTCATTTACCAGACCAAACGCCGGACGGAGTGTGGTACAAAGACAAGAGAATTAATAGAAAAGAAATAGATCAGCTATTGATGGATCTGTTGGACTGACAAAGGAGCCTGTTGTGATATTGGAAAAAGAAAAAGATCGCAAAAACGAGAAAGCTGCTCAAGAATGGGTACTGTTTTCCACTGGGTGGAAATTGAGAAAACTACCCAAGAGATATACGGTGGATTGGGCAAGGGTTGACAATGACGAGAAAGTGAATGGATGGGTAGAATATAAGCATCGGTCACATACAAAAGACCAGTATAAGACGTATATGATTTCGTGCGGAAAACTCGTAGATGGAATGAAATTGAGTGCCCTTACCCAACGGCCCTTTTTCTTGATTGTTAGTTTTAAAGTTGGTTCAATCAATCCTGAGACAGGTGAAGAACTACGGGAATTCCATGTATGCGAAATAACTAAAAATGTCCTTAAAGGTGGGATTGTGATGGGTGGCCGATCAGATCGAGGATACGATTTTGACATGGAACCAGTTTATCACATCCCGTACAGTTTGTTTTCTTCACTGAAACCCGAATACTACGCAACGAGTTATTGACAATGAATATCTTAGCGATTGGTTCTCATCCAGATGATATCGAGTATGGATGTGCGGGAACTCTTTTGAAGTTCATCCGCGCCGGCCATACAGTAAGTCTTTTTGTTGCATCGCGCGGACAAAAAGGGGGTGACCCCAAAAAACGATATGAAGAACAAATGCACGTCGCATTATCACTCGGCACAAGAAACGTCTTTTGGGGAAATTGTAAAGATACAGAACTATCTGCAAATAAAGAACTTATAGACCGGATATCTTTTTTGATTGATGAACAAGAAATAGATATGGTCTTTGTGCATTACCCCGACGACACCCATCAAGACCATAGAGCACTGGCTGAGGCTACAATCTCGTCAACTCGTTACAAACAGAATATTTTGTTTTACGAAGGCCCCACTACAAAGAATTTCTTGCCCACGATTTACATGAACATTGAAGATTGCCTCGATGAGAAAGTTGGATTGTTCAAATTGTACAAATCGCAAACGAGTAAGATGTATAACCCAGATATCAAGTATATTACGATAATGGAAAACTTACTTTCCTGTGCGAACTTCAGGGGGATTCAAGGAAGGATCAAGCATGCCGAGGCCTTTTTCCCGTTGCGAATGATGATGGAAATACCAGATACCACTTGACATCTGCAAGTTTTAATTCATTCATTGACTGTATGTGAGCCTCAAATAAAGGGTCTGGGCTATGCCGCAAAATGACAAAAAATATGAGCAGTCACATTTCGAGACTGAAATAGTAGAAATCGAGGGACTTCGAAAGCATCCGAGTAATTACAAAACCCATCCCCAAGACCAGATAGAACATTTAATTGAAAGCATAAGAAAATTTGGGATATACCGAAACGTCACCATTGCAAAAGACGGGACAATCTTGGCAGGACATGGAGTCGTTCAGGCCGCTCTTCAGATGGGGATGGAAAGCATTCCCGTTGTGAGACTTGATCTGGAATATGATGACCCCCGTGCGTTAAAATTGTTGACGGGAGACAATGAGATTACTAATCTTGCTGAAATTGATGATCGTGGTCTGACAGACATGTTGAAACAAATAAAGGATTCTGATCCTGACGGATTACTTGGCACTGGGTTTTCGGATCAAATGCTGGCAAGTTTAGTTATGGTTACGAGGCCCCAAAGCGAAATAGCAAGTTTTGACGAAGCGGCAGAATGGGTTGGGATGCCTGAATATGACGGGATGCCTGCATCGATTGGGTTAGTGGTTCATTTCGAAAACATGGAAGCCAAAGTGGAGTTTGGCCGTATATTGAAACAACAGATTAACCCAGAGACTTCTAAAATATGGTGGCCATACAAACAAAAAGATGATGTGAGGTCTGTCAAATTAAAAGGCTAAAACTTGCTTCCTCGTTACCCCATATATATTCCATCTAAGGGGCGTTCAGATATAAATCTGACTGCCAACTTATTGCTACAACATAACATCCCGTTCCATGTTGTAGTAGAGCCTCAAGAAACAACTGCGTATATAAATGCTCTTGGCGAAGATAAAGTTTTAGAACTCCCGTTTAGCAATTTGGGGCTTGGCGTAGTGCCTGCGAGAAATTGGATCAAGGACCATGCACGGGAAAGTGGGATGGATCGGCACTGGCAGATGGACGATGATCTTAAAGGAATCCTCTGGCGGAAAAGTGGAAAAGTGGTAGAATGCCCTCCTTCAAATGCTCTGGTTTGCGTGGAAGATTTTGTCGATAGATATGAGAATGTTGCAATGGCCGGCCTGACTGCAAGTGCGTTTGGATGGGCAAAGAAAAAACCATTCTCACTGAATCAGCAGGTGTACGGATGTGTCCTCACTTTGAACAAATTGGCACAGCGTTACAGAGGGAAGTACAGTGAAGACACGGATATGAGTTTGCAAGTTTTGGCCGATGGATGGTGTACTATCCTAATTAATATCTTCATGCTCGACGACTCTCCCGTATTTACATCGGGTGGACATACAACAGACACATATAAAGACGATGGCCGATTGGCAATGGCTCGATCTTTAAAACGTCAGTGGCCCGGGCTCGTTTCCATCAAGCGCCGATGGGGAAGGCCAACGCAGACGCTTGGGCAAGTATGGAGAAAAATAGACACTCCCCTTATAAAGAAAAAGGGCGTGAACTTGAAAGCGATTCAACCAAATGATTACGGAATCTAACGAGATCCTCCCACGCTACCCTGTGTATATCCCATCGAAGGGAAGATGGGGAAATATGCTCACTGCAAATTGCCTGACAGAAGATGGTGTAGACTTTTATTTGGTGGTTGAAAAAGAAGAGGTTGAATACTACACTGAGAGTCTTTCAAAGATTTCTGACTTGCATGGAAATGCCACGGGCACGATATTGACGTTGCCATTCAGTAATCAAGGAAGCGTAATTCCCGCGAGAAATTGGATTAAAGAACATTCTACGATTTCTGGATTTGAAAGACATTGGCAGATAGACGACAATATTCATCGATTTAGAAGGGTGTATAGATATAAACGTATTCAATGCAGTGCGGGAATAGGATTGAGAGTCTGTGAAGATTTCACTGACAGATATGAGAACATTGCCGTATCTGGCTTGACATATGAGTTTTTTGTTATCCCTTCTGGTAAAACGGGATATCCTCCCTTCTTTCTGAACTGCCATGTATATTCTACAAGCCTTATTTTGAACAGTCTTCCGCACAAGTGGAGATTTAAATATAATGAGGATACTGATTACTGTTTACAAGTCCTGTCTGATGGATGGTGTACAGTTGCATTGAATGCGTTTATGGCGAATAAATGTCAAACGACAGTTATGACGGGTGGCAACACGCCAAACTATAAGGAGGACGGCCGGCTAAAAATGTCTAAAGACTTGGAGAGGGTCTGGCCTTATGTCGTGAGAACTTCCCGGAAATTCAACCGGCCCCAGCATCATGTGCGTGGGAACTGGAAAGGATTTGATCAGCCTTTGATCCGAAAACCAGATATTGATTGGAAAGAACTTGATGGAAATGTATACGATATGAAATTGGTACAAGTGCGTGATGAAGTGAAGAGCGATTTGTTGAAGGGATTTTTAGCTGATGAAGGCCAGTAGTATATGACTTTTTAACTTTTATTTGACTTTTTAGGGTGGAGAACAGTAGTATGTAACTTTTTAACTGAGGAAGAAGAATTATGGCTCGCCCAGACAAATTGAATACTGAAAGGCATACGAACATAGTAAATGCTTTACGAGCGGGAAATACCAGATCAGCATCAGCCTCGTATGGTGGGATTTCTTATCAGTCCTTTTTGACATGGTTAGAACGGGGAGAACATCAAAAAAGCGGAAAGTTTCTTGAGTTTTTTGATGCTGTAAAAAGGGCGGAAAGTTTAGCAGAGGTAGAACATGTTGCGAATATAAGGAAAGCGGCAATTGACGGGAGTTGGCAAGCATCAGCATGGTGGCTTGAACGTCGACGGCATGGTGATTACCGAAAAATAGAACAAGTTGAAAACACGGGTATAGACGGGACTCCTGTTGAAACAGTGGTCCGCATCATATACGAGGATGAAGAATGCCAGAAGATGAACTTCGGCTCAAACGACCACATTCAGAACAACGACGAATTCTCACCAGTCGAGCAAAACGGAAGGTAGTAAGAGCCGGACGCCGATCTGGGAAAACGATGGTGGTTGCAATTATGGCAGTACAGGCACTGATTCATCAGCAAAGGGTACTGTACGCATCACCAACAACAGAGCAAATAGAAGCGTTCTGGACTGAAGTGAAAAGATGCCTTACTCCTATGATCGATGCTGAGAGAATTAAAAAACATGAAAATAGGCATCAAGTGATCTATGGGGCAGGCAGGATTCGGGGAAAGACAGCATGGGATGCGGATACATTACGGGGCGATCATGCTGATTTGCTTATTCTCGATGAGTTTCAATTGATGAAAGAAGATACATGGCAGAGGGTTGGGGCGCCGATGATGCTCGATTCTGACGGCACTGCTGTCTTTTGTTTTACGCCGCCATCTAAGTTGTCAGCCTCCAGATCAAAAGCAAGAGATCCCCGTCATGCAAATAGATTATATCAAAAGGCGTCTGAAGATGAAACAGGCAGATGGGCTGCTTTTCACTTTTCATCGATGCAAAACCCGTACATATCAAAAGTGGCCTTGGAAGAAATTTCTGCAGACATGACAAGCGTGGCATATCGTCAAGAAATTCTCGCAGAAGATGTGGAGGAAGAGGGAGGACTTTTCAAACGAAATTGGTTCGAGTTAATCGATGAACCTCCGGAAATAGAAAGAAAGGTTCGTCATTGGGATTTGGCAAGTGTTTCGGGCGACGGTGATTGGACTGTGGGATTGTTGCTTGGCAAATCGTTTAATGGGATGTATTATGTTCTTGATATTAAACGTTGCCAAGAAACTCCGTATTCTGTAGAAGAGCTTATTGTAAAGACAGCATTAGAAGATGGATTGGAAACTGTTATAAGTCTCCCTCAAGATCCGGGGCAGGCGGGCAAGGCTCAAGCACAATATCTGATAAGAAATCTCGCTGGCTATAATGTTCACGCTGAACCAGAATCTGGGTCAAAAGAAATACGGGCTATACCCGTTGCGGCACAGGCAGAGGCCGGGAACGTACGGATTCTAAAACGGCATTGGACAGAAACTTTTCTCGATGAATTGTCTGAGTTTCCTTTTGGGTGGCACGATGATCAGATAGATTCTTTATCTGCTACATTCGCCGATCTGGTGGATGATGGCAAACTTATAATGTGGTCTGTATAATAGAGAGATATCCCTATGGAGAAGCCTGCTGCGTTTGTTGATGGCGATGTAAAAGCGATAGTATCAGTGCCGGGTTGGGTGGAAGAATTGGGAACTTCTAATCAACGGAGTGCCACTACTCCAATCGCTGCATGGGGATCGGTTCCCCTTTTGTATAGAGCGGTCAATCTTAGATGTCAATCTCTTTCTTCTGTGCCATTCATTGTCTTTAAATCTGAAACGGAATCCGAATGGCCATTGGAGGATTCTTTATCCAATATATTGTACAACTCAGAACTGGCTTTGATGCTGTCTGGTGTTTCCTATTTATTGAAAATCTACGAAGGTCGTATTCTCAAAAAGGTTCAATGGTTGAATCCCACGACTGTCAAATGGAACATTGAGCATGGAGAAAATGTATTCACGCAAAAGATAGGAGAAAAAACTTACGGCCCGTGGGGCGATGACGAGATGATTGCCATACGTGAGCCATCGATGACGCAGGACATAGGACCGGGTCAACCACCTGCTCAAGTTGCTCTTCAAGCTGCCCGTTTGCGTTTTTCAATGGATGACTTTACAGCGGCTTTCTTTGAAAACGGGGCTCAACCTATGTCGTTGATTACAACGTCGGGGACACCTTCTCAAAGCGAAATGGAGAGGGCTCAGAGCTATTTTAAGAGCAGAATGCAAGGAGTTGTCAATGCGTGGAGAGCTATATTCTTGAGAGGGGATATAAAAGTTCAAACATTGACCCCTGAGCTTTCATCGATGGAAATGCCTGCCTTGTCTTCCCATATCGTCCTTGATATTGCGGCGGCTCTCGGTATCCCCCGATCTGTTCTTGAATCCGATGCGGCAAATTATGCAACAAGCCAAACAGATATGCGTGCGTTTTGGGAAATGACTGTACGGCCGAGGTTGCCGTTATATGAAGAAATGGTTAATGGCCAACTATTTGGCGACAGTTTGGAAAAATATACTGTAGAATTTCTGCCAGAAAATCTTGATATCTTCCAAGAAGATGAGGCTGAACGCTCGTCTGCATTGTTGCAATTAGTTAATGCTGGCGTTCCATTGCAAGATGCTATGGCTATGCTCGGTTATGACCCTCTTGACAATATCCCCAATCCCCCTGAGACTGTTCAGGTTATTGGAACTGAAGAGCAGGAACCTCAGCCGGGAATACAAGAGAATGCAAATTCTGAGTTAAGGAAATGGCATAAATACCACGCCAAGCATTCTAAAAAAAAAAAGTAAGGCCGTTTAAAACCCACTTTATCCCACCAGATATTGCTCAAAAAATACACGACAATTTACTCGGCATGCCTGACAAAAAGGACATCTACGACTATAACGAAAGATGGATGACGGGACAATATGCCGAAGCACTTATCGCTGTGATTACAACAGAAACTGTGACTGATTATCTATCCCCAATTGAAAACGCAGTCATAGCTGATTTCGGAGGGGAATCATTGACGGAAGTTTTAAAACTTGGCCGGCGGGATTTAAAGCCTTTTATCTCGACAAACGAAAGAACTCAAAAGTTCCTCAGGGAAAACTTTGGCAAGAACATGAAAGAGATTACAGACACAACTAAAAAAGAAATCGGAAAGGCTTTCGCCGAAGGGGTAGAGCTTGGGGAGAACTACAACGATATGACGAGGAGGCTGAATGATGAATTTAAACACATGTCGAGAGCAAGGAAGAGAACAATAGCAAGGACGGAAGTGGGGAGTGCCGCATCCCATGCTACCCATGAGGGATACAAACAAAGTGGACTGGTAAGCACCCGGCGATGGGTTACAACATTTCTCAATAGTCGGCAACATCACAAAACGCTGTCCGGAAGAGAAGTGGCAATGAATGAACCTTTTACAGTTGCGGGTTATTCTGGAATGTATCCGGGAGACTTCAATGCCGCATCGATGGATATAAATTGTCGCTGCCGAGAAGTGGTTGCCAAGTTTTTAGACAAAGAGATTACCGAGGACACCGGTTTTCACCCTCCCGAGGAAGTGGAGATAAATTGGAGAAGTTCCCTCCACGGTGGGCAAGTAATAAACAAACTCGGTCTCGATTGGAAAGATCAGCCGGCGGGATATGATCCGGGTGAATACAGCACAGCCACTGGGGCATCTGTTCGACAAAAACTGGTGGAGTTTGAAAAACAAGGAAATGAAAAGATAGCTGCTTATGAAAAACAACAATTACCGAAGATTGAAGAATTAGACAGAATGCAGATAGAAATGATCGACGACAAGTGGGAACTTCTCGACGATCAAATTAATTCTCTGGACCCAGCAGGCTTCTCCAGTCAATCAGCCTATGATGCAGTGATCGAGAAAATGAGAAACGAGAAAGACAAGCTGTTGATTCTTGGGGAAAAGATCCATATTGAAAAACAAGAATTATTTGATGAAATGATTATTTTTAAGAACAAAGTTTGGGACGAAATGGCTGAAGAGATGGCGGTCATTGTAAAACCCAAAAAAGGCAAAAAACTCAATGCTGGAAATGTTTCGTTCAAAGGACGCAGGATGCCTAAAGCTGCCAAGAAGTGGCTTTCAGATGAGGCGGCTGATGTAATGAGTTATGTCTCTGAAGATGTCGAAATGGTGGGAACGAGAACAATTACTCCTTTGATGGAAAGTGCTCGATTTGTGGAAATTCAAAAAGGAAGTAAGAAGCCCCAAATATTTGCTGGAGATTTTGTTGCTCTCGATGACAAGATAGATTTACATATGATGGGTCCCACTAAAAGAGCTTTTTACAGGGCACATACGAGACATGTTCATACTACAGACAACGCATTAGACCAACGGGACAGAACTCTTTCGCACGAAATAGGGCATCAATTGGAGTACGATGTTCGGGACGAATATGGAAATGCAGTTTGGCAGGAAAAGGCAAATAGGTTTCTCAAGGATCGATCAATGGGTGAACAGCCTGTACGATTGAAAGACTTGTATCCGAATAGTAACTACGACGTAGATGAAATTACATATGTGGACAAATGGAACCAGTTGAGTGGACATGAGAGAGTAGCAGGCGAATATTCTGGTAAGGTATATGATAAATATCCGGGAAAATGGGGAGGAAATGGTCTACCCGCTACTGAAATCATTTCGATGGGAATTCAGAGATTGATCTTAAGCCCGATAGATTTTGCGAAAAATGATCCTGAGTATTTCGATTTCATAGTTTCTCTTCTTCACGGAGATTAAGATGTGGGCAGAAATAAAGTGGACTGATGGCACAATTATAAGAATAACCGATGGGAAAGTTTCATCGAAAAGTAAGCGATTGAAGAGGTTGGTGGAAAAGTTGATGCCGTATACTAAAAATATATGGGCGGGTTATTTCCCAAACACTGCAGAAACAGCCGCAACGGCGATAATAATTGCGATGGGGGCAGGGGAAGTGGTCGATAGGAGCGACGTAGTAGGCGCCGATGAACCAGATCCTGACGGATTGGAGACAATATATTGAAACAGCTTGACGGGATAACTGACGAAGCAAGAAAAGATTATGAAGCGTGGAAGTCATACGATAGCCGCCGACGTAAATATGAAGAGCAAATGGAAGATGCGATTGAAGATATGTTTCGTGCACAATCACAAGCGGTGAAGAAAAAGTTGAGGGAATTGACATCGCAAACATAATAAAACCCGTTTCAAACGCCACGTTTTCTGGGCCTTGAGCAAGCTCCGTGGCGTTGTCGTCAGGGGTCAACGAGTTGCCGGTTGGTCGGGTTCCGTCCCCCTACCATCAACGGACTGTCTCGTTAGGCCTCTGGCGGCTTTACGTTTAGGATATGATGAGAAAAACAAATGGGATTTTTATTCCAGAACAAGACAAGTCCAAAATTTGGGGCAAGAATTACGAGATAAAAGAATATAACAAATTAGAACTTCATCGATTATCTGGGACGGTAGCCCTCGATATAGGTGCACATGTCGGGATCTGGAGTCGGAGATTGGCTGTAGATTTCTTTAAAGTAATTGCTTTTGAGCCTATGCAAAAGCACATCGAGTGCCATAAGAAAAACTGCGAGAGATTAGGCAATGTGCAGTTAAACGAAATGGCTTTGTCTGACAGTAATGGCAGTCAATCGATGACTACAAAAGATAATAACTCCGGTATGTCTACACTGATAGATACAGATTTGTTGAAGTGGAGAAAACCCAAATCCCATTCTCTGGTAAAAACTCAAACATTGGACAGCATGAATTTACCCAAGATAGATTTCGTAAAGATCGATGTGGAGGGATGGGAAAAACAAGTTCTTGAGGGTGGTAAAGAAACGATTTTAAAAGACCAACCTCTGATATATATTGAAATATGGGAAAAGAATTATGCTCGCATTCGCGACATAATGCAGAATGAATTGGGATATACAATACAAAAAGTCAGCGAGATAAATTACCTGTGCCAATCCCCCCTCCAAAACAATCACTTGACATTCCAGTTCACATCGATTTAATATCAGTACATGGTGTTCTCGATGGGCGAAGCCCTGACCCCACCTTCTGTACAGAATAACATTTTATGCAATTGTTGCCAGAATTATGCAACATAAATACGGGCTTAAAGTCATTCTTTACAACATTATGCAATGATATGCAAAGACAATTCTTGCATATTCAGTTTAACTAAACTACCATGTGATGCCATATACAATCCGAAAATCAGGATCTGAATACTGCGTATATAAAGTTCCTGAAGGAAAACCGGCTGAGCGATTGAAGTGCTATGCGGATCAATCAGCCGCGGGAGCTTATTTGGCCGCTTTAAATAACGCAACTCAAGACGAATACAAAGCATCTTACCCAGATGGCCTCCCCATTCCGATCAATTTACCCGAAAGTTATCAGATCGGAACTGAAGAAAAAAGATGCTTCACTTGTGACTATTCACAAAATTCTGGTAAGGCCGGATTGTTTTGTGGCAGATGGCAGGCTGAAGTTCGTTCAGATTATGTGTCAGCCGCATGGGAACCCAAAGGAGATGTATCGGAGGAAGTCATGGATGAAATCTATTCGATCAAAATATTAGAA